TAGAATAATCTAATTCACTGGATTTCGGTTGCAAACCAGAAACAGTAATACACTGCTAGCGTAAAATCCAGATGTGACATCCAACAAAACCCACCTCGTGCGGGTTTCTTTATTTATATTGGCAACACTGATACACTGTCGCTAACACTGGGTGTACGTCGGGGACGTGATTTATGGCAGCTAAGAATAAGAAAGTTAACGGTAGACCAACAAAATACAAGGCAGAGTTCAATGAGCAAGCGCGAAAGCTTTGTTTGCTTGGTGCGACAGATGAAAGTCTGGCCGATTTCTTCAATGTGTCTGTAGCTACAATCAACAACTGGAAGCGCGACCACGGCGGCTTTTTAGAGTCCTTAAAAAGCGGCAAAGAACTTGCTGACGCAACAGTGGCACAAAGTTTGTATAACCGCGCTATTGGCTACACCACAACCGAGGTAAAAGTGGCATCATTCGAAGGCCGCATAACTGACCAACTTGAAGTTGCCAAACACTACCCGCCCGACTCCACATCAGCAATCTTCTGGCTGAAAAACAGACAGCCACACATCTGGCGTGACAGAGTTGAGCAGAAAGTTATGCTGTCCGATGACTTCGATGAACTGATGTCAGAATATGACCAATAGCGAAGAGATAGCGCTTGCTAAGCCACTTGTCGCAAAATTCATTAGCAAGACATTATCAAAGGAAGAATTTAAAGCTGGGCTGCGACTAAAGTGGTTCAGGCTTTGTTGCATTTACTTTATCAAGGACAAGGACGGGAAAAAGGTCCTGTTCGCGCCAAACAAGGCGCAAGAGGAATACTATTCCGAGTCACATCAAAGCGACATAATTCTAAAGGCTCGCCAGCTTGGGTTTACTACGTTCAAGATGATACACGACTTGGACACCTGCCTATTCAAAAAGAACTTCTCAGCTGGTTGTATTGCTCACAGTGATAAAGATTCAAAGGACATTTACCGCAATAAGATACGGTTCGCTTACGAAAATATTACCCCACGCGTTAAACGCCTTATTGAGCTAATCGGGTACGCTCTGCCAACTCCGCGCAACGACAAAGATAATGGGTATGTGTTCTCTAATGGGTCATCAATCGGCGTGTCAACAGGCTACCGTGGCGGAACACTTCAGAGCTTACACGTCTCTGAGTTTGGCAAGATATGCAAAAAGTACCCTGAGAAGGCCAAGGAAATTGTTACCGGCGCATTCAATGCTGTTGGCAAGAACGGAAGCATAACCATCGAGAGCACTGCCGAGGGTAAGCAGGGCTATTTTTATGATTACTGCATGGACGCCAAGAAGCTGCTTGACTCAGGTAACAAGCCTAACGGTATGGAGTTTATGTTTCACTTTTTCCCGTGGTGGAGAGATTCAGAGTACACGCTTGCTGTCGGCAATATTCCAAATAGACTGGCAGAATACTTCTTAGAGCTTGAGCAAAAGCATGGAATCGCGCTTACTGACGACCAAAAACGTTGGTATTCGTCAAAGGAGAAAACGCAAGGAGATGACATGAAGCGTGAGTACCCGTCTACACCAGAGGAAGCATTCGCGCAGGCAATCGATGGGGCGTATTACGCCAGACAGTTCTCTGATATTTACGCTCAGCGCCGCATAGGTGAAATGCCAATCAATGACGCCAAAGTATACACCGCGTGGGATATCGGGACTGGCGACTCTACCGCAATATGGTTTTGGCAATTCATCAATGGAAAAATTCACGTTCTTGACTATTACGAGAATAGCGGCGAGGGTATGCGCCATTATTTCAAGGTGCTAAAGGATAAGGCACAAGAGAATAAGTGGCAGTATGGCACACACTACGCGCCGCACGATATGAGCCACAGGGAGTTTGGGTGCGATGCAAAACCAAGGACTCAAATTGCTCGTGAAGGTTTTGATATTGACGGCGAGCATTACAGCGTTGACTTTGAGGTATTGTCAATGATGGGTGTGGACGAAGGTATCGAATTGGTGCGCGAATTGTTGCCAATATGCTATTTTGATGAAAAAAGAACAGCTGATGGTGTAACATGCCTTGAGTCGTATCGTAAAGAGTGGAATGACAAAGTAGGCGTTTGGCGAGATAATCCGTTGCATGACTGGTCATCGCATGGCGCTGACGCATTCCGCTATATGGCAATGGCGTGCACCAAGGGCGAGCCAATCGCACAAATTCCAGTTTCGTTTTTTCGCTAGGAGCTAAACAAAATGCAACTATCACAAAACCTCGGCGTTAAAACGCTTCACCGCGAGTACGTAGCCAATGCTGAAAAGTGGAAGATGATCCGCAAGGTACTCGATGCAGATTGCAAGTCATACTTGCGCAACGTTGGGGCCAGCGAATCAGATCCAGAATTCGCCAAGCAGCGCCAGCAAGAGTACGAGGATGGGGCGCGCTTATTCAACTTCACCAAGCGCACACTGTCAGGCATGGTAGGCGCAGTGATGCGTAAATATCCAGAGATAACGCTGCCACCTGAAGTTGAGTATCTGCTGACAAACTGCGATGGCGCTGGAATTGGCTTAGTTCAGCAAGCGCAGGACTGCTTGAAAGAAGTTGATTCACTCGGGCGCGCTGGGCTGCTTGTCGATGCGCCTGACTCAGCAGCGGCAAACATGGCAGAGCAAAACGCAGGGCGATTGAATCCGCGTATTCTGCTGTACACCGCAGAGAATATCGTCAACTGGCGCGAAACAATGCGAGGCTCAACCAAAGCAATCACCATGATTGTGCTTCGCGAATCGTACGAATACGTCAACGGAGATAATGAGTTTGAGGCGCTCACAGGAGAGCAGTACCGAGTACTTGAGCTTGTCGACGGCAAGTACCGTCAGCGCATTTTTAAGTACGACGAGAAAGGCGAGCAAGATGGCGAGATTATTGTTATTGAACCAAAGCGAGGAAATGGCACATCGTTCGAATACATCCCGTTCACGTTTATTGGCTCAGACAATAACGATTCAACCGTTGACGCCGCACCACTTTACACGCTGGCGGATTTGAACATTGGACACTATCGCAACTCTGCTGATGTTGAGGAATCGAGCTTCGTATGCAGCCAGCCAACTCTGATGATTTACCCTGGCAGCAACATGAACGTTACTCAGTTCAAAGAGGCAAACCCCAATGGCATCCGCATCGGTGCTCGCATGGGTCACAACCTTGGTAATGGCGGGGCGTCAGAGCTATTACAAGCAGAGCCAAGCAATCTTGCCAAAGAGCTGATGAAAGACAAGGAAGAGCAGGCTGTACGCGTTGGGGCGCAGCTAATCACGCCAACAATCCAAGTTACAGCAGAGTCTGCGCGTATTCAGCGCGGCGCTGATACGTCAATTATGGCCAATATTTCCAACAACGTTTCTAGTGCTTATGAGGCGGCCATAGGATGGGTAATGGAGATGATTAACGTCACCGGCGAGGTAGTATTTGAGCTTAATACCGAGTTCTTCTTGCAGATGATGAACGCACAAGACCGAGCTGCGTGGTTGGCAGACATTAACGAAGGCGCAGCCACAATGCGCATGTATTGGGCTGCGATGCGCAGGGCTGACGTGACAAACTGGACTGATGAAGAAATAGAGGAAGACCTTGCTAATCAGCCGCCAGCACCAGCGCCAACGCTTGATACTTCGGTTACTGGTGAGATACCGCCAGCGCCTGAACCAGCGCCAGAATAAAACTAACCCGCTTCGGCGGGTTTTGTTTGACATGTTGATTAATATTAATTAAGATTTGTGTAGGTTTATTACTTAGGATGGGAAGCAAATGAAGTACCAACCAATAACATTCGAACAACAGTGGCAAGCTGTAAAGTTCATTAACGAAGGTGGAAAACTGTACCAACTTGATTGTTGTCATGCTTATGAGGTTGATGCGCAAGTTGCTATTGGTAATTACAATGCAACAGGGCCATCGCAGCTATACACAATCGCCAAACCTGCTGAGTGGTACGAAAAGCTTGATGGTACAACAGAGAATGGTATTTTGTGCTGGGTGAGTGATGGTAGTGAACATGATAAAAGTCCTGAGGTTGTGCTTGAATTCTCTAATGATGAGTACATAACTGGCCATTACTTCCTGGGTAATGCCACACCGCTAACTTCATCAGAAATCCTAACACTGCTAAAAAATGCGCCTGATTATGATGACAGCAAGGTTTCGCAACTTTGTAGATGCTTAACAACATTGTGCAAACTGGACGAATATGAGGTTTCCGCAAAAGAAACATGGGAATCTGCATTCAAGACTGCTCGCGATTTGCTAGGCTTGGAATATGATGGAGAATGCGAAAATGACTGACCTTAACTACAAACGCCTAGGCTTGGCTATCTGCTTTGCGTCTGCTGTTGTATCATGTAGCATCATTTACTCAATTGTGTACTGGCTATGTCCCTAAACGACGAACTTCTTTCCCACCACATCGCAACGCTTAAACGCGCTAGCGGCCTTGGTAATTCTGTTTCGCCTTACTTGGACAGAATGAAAACGCTAGTGCGCAAGGCTGTTGCCGGGTTCGATAGCGATAAGCGCACAGCAGCGCGGCTTGAAAAACTGTTAAACAAGTTGCAAGCAGATATGACCATTCCAGCGAAGGAATGGATTGCCGAGCTAAAGGACGAACTGCGTTCATTTGCGAGGTACGAGACCAGCTATCAAGCCGAGACAATCGGCGGATGGGTTGGCGTCAACATGACCGAGCCAGCATTTAGTCAGGTGTGGGCTGCGGCGAAGTTTAATCCGGTTGCAGCGCAATCACCGGTAGACTTCATCAAACTTATGGATGATTGGGGAGTTGACGAAGTTAGCCGCTTGGTGATGGGCGTAAAGAATGGCTTTGTCCAAGGGTTGTCAACACGAGACATTATCAAGTCAGTAGTTGGCGATGGAGGGCTTGCTGGAGTATCGCAATCAAATGCAATGGCTGTAGCAAGAACCGCTACAATGCACTTAGCCAACGAGGCACGCTTTGCAACGTACCAAGAAAACGCTGATGTGGTTATAGGTTACACATGGGTATCTACGCTTGATAGTAAGACAAGCTCAATTTGCCGCAGTCGTGATGGTCAGGTTTATCTGTTCAAAGACCGTAACCAGCCAAAGCCGCCAGCGCATTACAATTGTCGCAGCACTACAGCGCCGAAGTTATCACCAGAGTTCGATGCATTAGACGTTGGCGCAAAACGCGCCGCGCGCGGTGCAGATGGTGGACAGCAAGTTAGCCAAAGCACGACATATTATGACTTCCTCAAGCGGCAGCCGGCAGAGCTTCAGGATGAAGTATTGGGCAAAACAAAGGGCATGGTATTCCGCAATGCAGGTTTGTCAACTGAGGAATTTCGCCGCATCACTACTGATGACTTTGGCAAAGAGCTAACGCTTGAGCAGATGATGGCAAGAGATAAGCGAGTTGCGAAATATTTGGGGGGTTAGTTGATAACTTACCATCGCATTAGCTGTACATCAACCGCACGGGAGGTGATACATCTCGCAGCATGAAGCGATAGACATGCAAGCCGAGCCAACGTTGGGAAATGTGGGTGAGGTACTAAATTTATTCGCATTGCATAAGTTTTAGATGAGGTTATGTATGTCTAAGTACATAAAGAAACCAGTAGTTATCGAAGCTACACAGTGGTTCAAGAATGGCGATCATCCTATGGACTACAGTAAATCACTACATGTATTTGATGTCGAAGAACTGCGCATACTTACTTGTAAAGAGCGCAAAGCTAACGGGTGGGAGGGAGATATTGTCAGGTACTTTAGAAGTCCTGATGTCTCAGA